GCTCGTCAGCCCGGCGACTGCGGGGATGGCGGCCGACGCGACCGCGGCGATGCTACCGACGCCGCCGCGGAGCGGCCCATGGTGGCGCCCAGGCTACCGGAGGTGCGGTTCAGGTCCTCAAGTGCGGCATCGAGAGCCTCGACCTGGACGGCCGACGTCGTCGCCTCGTCGCCCATCTCGTCGACGGCACTCTTCGCGGCGTTCGCTCCGAGCGCCATCTGCATGGCGTCGTCGTCGACCTCGTCGAGGGCCGACCCGAGGGACCCGAACTCTACTCCTGTCTGGACAGCCTCGTCTCCCGCCATCTCGGTCGCGTTCGCCGCGCTCGACATCGCGCGGCTGATCGTCTCGGTGGCGAGGAGACTGGCGTTTAGCGCCTCGAACATGTTACTGTTTCATCCTCTTTTTCTTCCGCCGATCCCGCTCGACGCGAGCAACCCGCAGGAAAATCGACTGTGGAACGGTGAGGTCGGCCGCAGAATCGGCGTTGGGAAGGCCGAACTGCTCGATGTCTTTGAGAGCAGCCTGGCCTTCGTCACTCGACGCGAAAGTCCTCGACCCCCTCAGACTCCGAGGAGACCGCGAGGATGAGGAACGACGTCGCGAAGAACTGCTCGTCCGGCCACAGCTCCATCAGGTCGCGCGTCTCCGAGTTCGAGATCTGGGAGTGCTCCAGGTGCTCGACGATGAACTCCTCCATCTCCTCGACGGACTCCTCGGTCAGCATCGTGTCCGACGGTGCGTCGTCGGGCTCGGCCTTGCTCAGGTCGTCGAGCGAGGAGATCTCGTCGACGTCGAGCTGGTCGCGCTGCTCGCCCGCCTGCTCGTTCATGTACTCGACGAGCTCGTCGGGGAGCGCGTCGATGAACGCATGCCGCCGCGTCCGACTGGCACGCCGAATCTCGTACTCGATCGTGCCGTGCTTCGTCTCGATGATGTACGGTTTCCGCTCCGGTTCCTCCAGTACCTTGTTCAGGACTTCTACGTCGCTGTCTCGTGTCATGATGTTGTAGCCGCGAGAAGTAGTTGCTCAGCAGTACGCCGATCGCGCTTCGTCGACGACGGTCTCAGAAGGGGATGGGCTCGCCACCGGACCAGCTGATCGAGACGTTCGACTTCCCGTCGCCCGGGTGCGAGTGCTCGATGTCGTCGATGGTGACGCCCATGATCCGGTAGCCGCCGCCGTGCTTCTTGTTCCGGAAGATGAGGCGGTGCTTGTTCTGCGGTGCCTCGTGGAGCTTCCGCTCCAGCTCCTGCTTGGTGCCGTCGTACTCGAGGTCGCCCTCCGTCGAGCGGGCTGCGAGCCCGCGGTCGGGAGACTTCGAGTCGTCGAAGTTCGACTCGGCCCAGTCCCGGGTGTCGGTCCAGCCCTTGTCCGTGACTGGAACCACTTCGCCGTCGATGACGAGTTCGACGTCGTCACCAGTCTGATTTCGATCGTTTGCCATGAGTTATCACCCGATCGTGATCGTGGTCTTGAACGTGTCGACGGCCTGGATCGGCGTCACGCCCATCTCGAGGGCGATCGTGCCCTGGGGCGTGTCGTCGACGGGCCGCACGAACAGGTTCACTTCGTTCGGCTCGTTCGGGAGGACGAGGCCTTCGTCGGCCATCCCCTCGAGCTGGGCCTGCGCCTCCTCGGCCGCGATCTCGTCGCGACCGGGCGTATCCAGCGTGTTCATGATCTGCTGGGCGACCGCGTACACCACGAGGATGGCGCGGTCGACCACGCGGACTGTCTGGAAGTCGGTCTCCCAGTTCTCGCTGGTGTTCGTCGACACCGAGCCGTCGAGGTTGATGGAGCCCTCCTGCTTGATGGGGACGACCTGGGCGTTCCGCAGGTCGTTCCGCTCACCCCAGTCGAAGAGCGCCGCGTCGTCCTTCCCGGACTCGACGCTCACGCCGGACAGCTGCTCGCCACGGATCGGGTTCTGCATCGCGTTCCCCGCGGCGACGCCGGCGATGGCGCCGAGCAGCGTAGTCGTCGTGTTGTCCTGGCGCGCCGGGGCGAACGCGAACCCGGGCAGGGAGTCGAGGTTGTCCACGTACTCCGTCGTGTTGTAGTCCGGGTCCGGCGTCGTCTCGCCGGTGTTGGCGTTCGGCGGCGCGCCGGCGCCGGCCTTCACCATCTTGTAGGCGGGGTCGCGGAGGTTCTCCGCCTTCGAGAAGAGCGCGCTCGCGACGGACTCCGCGTCCGTCCCGGCGAAGTACACGCCGGATTCGCCCTCGTTCACGATGGGGTCGGCGGCGTCGAACGCCGCCTGCCAGTCGAGGTACTTGTAGTCGACCTCGAAGTCCGCAGCCGCGTCCGTCTCGACCTCGCCGGACTGCGGCCGGATGAACGCCGTGTCCGCGGTCTGCGGCGTGTCCGGCGGCGAGTTGTACCGGAACTCGACGTCGAGGTCCGTCGGCCCCGCGGTGTCGGTGACGGTGATCTCGCCGACGTCCTCGATGATGGGTGAGTTGTTCAGGGTGAAGGACTGGGAGGCCGCAACGGCCTCGCCGGTGACCGACTGGGTCGCCGGCATGACGCCCCACAGATACGCTGTGTTGGCGCCGTTGTCGATGGCCTGCTTCAGCAGCTCGGTGAGGTGACTGTCCTCGCCGAACTGCGTCTCGGCCTCTCCCTTCGCCCCGATCTTCACCGGGCTGTTCGTCTGTGCGTCCCCGTTCGCCGGGTCGCCGCGAGCGAAGATGACGAGCTTCTCTTCGGCACCGATCTCGATGCCTCCGATAGCGCCAGCCTCGAGCGTGACCTCGGTTCCGGGGGACTGACCGATTGTAACTACCATGTTGGTTGTGTGGAATGTTGGTTCGCGAGCGATTCAGTACTCCCAGACGAGGCGGCCCTCGTCGTCCTCGGACATGTCCGAGGGCGTCGCGACGGTGACCTCGGTCAGTGCCGGGTCGTCCGTCGTGATCTCGTGGTACCACGTCACCGCGAGCTCCTGCTGCCAGCGCCGGAGGCCCGGGCCGGCCAGGTCGTCCATGCGCTGCCCGTCGCCGACCGTGAAGTCCTCGATCGCCTCGACGACACCGCCGTCGCCGTCGGGGAACGGGTTCGAGAACAGCGCCGAGTCGTGCGGGAGGAGCGCCTGTTGGAACTCACCGCCGAGCGTCGACGCATCGAGCGCGTCGTTGCCAGCTGCGACCGTGATCGTCGCGTCGATCTGCATCTCCCAGGTCGGCCGGAAGATGCGGCCCTGCAGCTGGCCCGTGTCGTCCTCCAGGTAGCCGGCGAGGTCCGAGTCCCACTCGGTCGCCCGGGGGTTGCTCGGGATGTTGAACGAGACGATCGGCTGCTGGAGCCGGTTGTCCGTCCCCTCGAGGTCGAGCTCGTGAGTGACGTAGCCGCCACCGGTGAACTCCTGGGAGTCCTCGAGGGCGCGAACGATGGCCTGGAGGACGTCCTCTGGAGTCATCGGAACACCTCGTCGAACAGGTCGTTGATCTCCTCGCGGATGTTGCGGGCCAGTTCAGCGTCCCGGAGTGCGAGCCGCAGGTGTGGCTGCGCCGGCGTCCCCGGGTGGTTCACCGAGCGCTTCCGGATCAGCTGGCCGCCTTCGCCCTCGAAGTACAGGAACTCGCCGTCGTCGGCCTCGATGACGTGGGCGTCGGAGCCGAACTCGACGGGTGGCGCGTACTCGACCGGCGTACCGACCTTATAGTGGGCGGTATCGACCTGGGCGTAGCCGTACGAGCCACGGAGGTTCCCAGTGACGACTGCGCCATGATTTGTGAGGTTCTTCTTGGTCTGCCGCTCGACCTGCTGAGCTGTTGTCTCGACCGCCGAATCGAGAGCATGGTCGATGAGGAGGTTCGCCTCATTCAACTGGTGGTGTAGCAGCCGCAGCTGTCGAGCGAGATCATCGAACCCGTCGAATTCTGTCATGGCTACAAGTCGAAGACGCGGAAGTCGACTTCGTCGGGCTGTGTCTCGTCGTCGGTCTGCCGGATGGAGGTGACCGTCTTTTCGTAGACGTTCTCGTTCTCCTTCGCGAACTCCATCGCGTCGGCATCCGACCCCTCGACAATCTGCCCGCTGAGCGCGGACGTCGGGGCCTCACCTCCGTAGAAGAGGATGTACGATGCCCACGCGGCGGCCGCCTTCGCGTGAAGCCTCGTCGGAGTGACAATCTCCTGGCCGGCGTTGACGTCCGCCTCCAGCTTCGCTTCCCCGAACTCAGCCGCTTCGAGTTTTGCCGGATCGTCGAAGGGGTCGGGGCCGGAGAGCGGGAGCTCGTCGAGGCCGTCGATGTACTTGAGGTCAGACTTGTCCTGATAATCTGTGGGCATCGGTACCTCCGTGAGAAGTCAGGACCGTTACCGCGCGGCCTCGATCGCGTCGAGGGCAGTGGTTCGCGGGTCGTCGTCCGCGCGTTCGACCTCCTCGAGCGCGTCGAGTTCGGCGTCCGAGAAGTCGCCGGCGTCGAGCTCGGTCTTGAGGTCGTCGACGGTGAACTGTGTCGGGTCCAGCGGCGGGTCGGCGACCTCCTCGCCGTCGGCCGCCGGTTCCTCGGCACCGTCGTCGGTGCTGGCCTCGTCGACGTCCTCGGCACCATCGTCGCTGGCGCCGTCCTCGTCGACGGTGTCGGGCTCGGGCTCGGGCTCGGGCTCGGGCTCCTCCTGGTCGTCGTCGGAGGCGGAGTCGTCCTCGGAGTTCGTGTCGGTCGCGGTCTCGGCGCCGTCGCCGGCGCCGTCGACGCGCTCGAAGTACTCCGGGAACGACTCGACCTCGGCTTCGTCGACGTCGACGACGTCGCCAGGCTCGAGCTTCGTGTCGCCCCCGCTGAGGTAGTGGTCGTTGGGGCCGACGTATCTGTAGTGTGGCATGAGTTGTAGGGATCAGGCCGCTTAGGCGGTCCAGTAGACGATCCCGGTCTGGAAGTCCCCAGCCACGCCGTCGGCCGCGAACGTCCGCTTGATGCGCGGGTACATCGAGGCGACGGCCCGGTAGTGGTCGCGGAAGGGATCCTCCCACTGCACCGACTGCATGTCGGCGCCGACGCCGACCTGGATGACGTCCTCGGTCGGGCGGAACATCAGCACGGACTTCTCGGGGAGGAAGTCGGCCTCCTGGAGCCGGCTGATGTTCGAGAGGTTCTCGACGCGGTCCCGGATCGTGAGGTTGCCGTTCCCCTGGGGGTCCGCGTTGTCGAGGGTGTCGTAGTACTCCGTGCCGAAGTACACCCAGTACCCGGTGCTGCCGGGGGAGTAGTTGCGGGTGTTCTTGAGGATCGACCGCATCGCCCGGATGTCGTCCCGGATGACCGTGTCGTCGGTCGTCCAGTCGGCGCTCGTGGTGCCGGTCGCCGTGTCCGGGTGGTCGGTCATCCCGTAGAGGGTGTACCCCTCGCCGTTGACGCCGGTGACCTGGATCGGGTCGGCGTTCACGAACATCGACTCGACGGCCTCGGAGACGTGCCGCGAGGAGACGGTCGCCTTCGTCGTGTCGTACGAGGACTCGGGGAGCCGGTCGCTGTTGACCGGTTCCTCGCGGAAGCCGATGGAGAAGCCGTCGTCGATGATCGGGACCGGCGAGCCGTCCTCGCCGCTCCGGATGTCGGACTCCTCGGACTGGGCCTCGGGCGTCATCCCGACGCGGGCCGAGCCCGTGTCGTCGATGATGCCCCAGGTGTCGTACTTCGCGCGGATGTCGACGGAGTACTCGAGGCCGGCATTGAGGAGGTCCTGGACGATGGTCAGGGTGTCCTCGGCGGCCTGGTAGACCGCGGTGTCCATCGACTCCCAGGCGTCCGGGGGCAGCGCCGCGTTCATGCGGCCCGTCTGGGCCGCCTGCTGGTGCTGCTGGGAGATCGCCTGACGGGTGTTGGCTCGCTCGTGCTGGGAGTCCAGCAGCTGCTGGTACGCCAGCTGAGGCATCGACTCGATCGCGGAACTGTTCCGACGGACCTGAAGTCCAGGAATATCATCAGACATCAGCGGGTCACCTCGATTTCGAGGAGGGCAGTTTCACCGGCGGCCGCGCCGGAGTTGTCGAGATCCTCTTCTGCGACTGCGACGACGGCGGCGTCGCCGTCGGCGTTGAACTTCCGGAGGGTGCCGTCGCCGGCGGAGACCAGGCGGTCGCCCTCGGTGATGTTCGCGTCGGCAGCGGTCGCGAGGTCGGACCCCGCAGCGAGGATCGCGGTGATCCCGACGCCGGCGTTCGCGACGACGGACGAGATCCACTCGCCGTCAGGGTACTCGTCGCCGGCCTCGTAGCCACGGCCGCGCATGTCCTTCGCGAACATGACGCGGTCGAGGACGCCGGCGTCGGTCCCGTGGGGGGCGAAGCCGTTCGCGCCGTCCTCGATGAGGTGGCCCGCGGCGACGGTGCCGTTGGTCTGTCCCTCCTCCTGGGAGAGGTTCTCCCAGCCGTACCGAACGACGTTCTTGGTGTCAGCCATCAGTCATCCCCCTCCTCGGAGCCGCCAGTGAGGCCCCCGCCCGCGACGGGCACGTCGGGGCCGTCTTCGCCATCGAACTCCGACGCGTCGAACGAGCCGCCGGTCGGCCGTCCCGCGTAGTTCGCGCGGTCCTGGTTGTCGTCGGCGCCGTCGTCGATGTCTTCGGCGATGTCGGCGACGACGTCCTTGTTCATGCGCTCGAGCTGCTCGCGTTCGAGCGGGACCTCGTCGCTGTTCGCGACCAGCTCGATCTGGCGCTCGTTCGCCCGCGCCTGCTCGACCTGGCCGGTGAGTTCGTCGACGAGCTCGTCGGTGTCGAGGTCGTCCATCGAGACCGCCCCGGACTCGACGTCCAGGTCCTCGATCTTCTCGTCGAGCTTGGACTCGATGGTGTCCTCGAGCGAGTCGCTGACGGCCTCCTCGACGTCGATCGACGAAGAGACCTCGTCGCTGACGACGTCACTGACGACGTCGCGAATCTGTTCCTCCTGCTCCTCCGAGAACGGGCCGTCCCCGTCCCCAGAGCCGCTGCCGTTGCCGTTGTCGGATCCGTTGTCTCCCATGGTTTCAGTCTGGGTGCCCTCTTCGTCGACGACCGCCTCGTGGATGCGCTGGAGGCAGGTCGTTCCCTCGAGCGGGGCGATGTTCTCGCGGGTGAACCCGTAGCCGTCGACCAGCTGGTCGATCTTCTGCTGATCGGAGAGCTGGTCACTGCCAGTGCGCCCGGCGTTCGAGCGCGGGGTTCCAGTACCGGGTTCCGCCGGTGTCGTTGGAGCCGATGCGTCGTCGATCCCGAGGAGTGCCGCGGCTCGCCTCCCGAGCTGCGTCAGGAAGTTCGCGCGTCCCTCGAAGCCCGGCGCGTCGTCACGCTCCTCGATGGAGGCGTAGACCTGGCCGGGCGCGTCGACGAGGAACCCGACGGCGCGGTCGTAGGCGTCCTGGAGGACGTCACTCGAGACGCCCTCGACGCCACCGCGCGCGCCGTTGATCGCGGCGATCGCCGCCGAGACTCCCCGGGTGTTGACCGGGGCGTCCGGCGACGCGCGGATCGGGAGCTTCCAGTTGCTCTTGTCGTCCCGACCGTCGGTCGGGGTGACGAGGCAGATCTGGTCCAGGTACGTCGCCGCGTCATCATCCTCGGATGGATTCGGGGCGTCGGAGAAGACCTGGCTCCCGTTCCACTCCTCAGCGGTGTAGGAGTCGACATCCTCGGGATCGAGGGTCGTGACCTCGTAGGGGATGTCTTCGTTGAGCCGCATGTGCAGTTGGTCAAGGTCCTCTGCCGTCACCCCGTCAGGGGTGGGTGTCGTACCGGCGTCATCGGACCCGTCGCCGTCGCCCGGGGTCGGGCGATGGTGGTTCGTTCGAATGTCGATATCGTCGCTCTGATTCGCTCGGCCGACGCCACAGCCGTCGGCGACCGAGCAGTCACCCTGCTCCTCGGGGAGGAGCGCGAGGTGATCGAGCTGGATGCCGCGCTGAATGTACTCGTACTGCTGGCCGTTGTGGTACCCCGAGGAGGGTTCGGCGTGCTCGATGTCGTAGCCCGTCGAAACCTCGCCGAGGCCCCGGCGTTCGACGGCAGCGACGTAGCTCCGAAGAGCCCCGTCGTGCTCGCCGACCTCTGCTTCCCGGATCCAGGTCGCACCGGCGACGCCCTTGCCGTCCTCCGTCGATCGGAGGTCGCGCCACTCCCCGACGATCGACCCGGCGGACCGGGTGTCGTGGAGCATCGTGGGATCGCCGTTGCGGTCCTCTGGGTGGGAGACGACGATCGGGACGCGGTTGACGTCCTCGATGGCCGCCTGGAGCTCTTCGGCCGGAGCGAACTCGCGACGGACGCCGCCGCCGACGGCCGGGTAGTAGTAGACGCCCTCGCGCTGTGCGACGACGTCGGCGACGAGGTACTTCACCCCGTCCTCGACTACGGTCCGGAAGCCGGAGGCTGCGCCGTCGACTCCAGCAGCACTATTCGTTCGGTGCATATTTCAGGCGGCGTTACAGGCCGCCAGCTGCGGTGTGCTCGAGGATAACTCGCCAGCCGCCACCGGCGTACTGCACGAGTGCAGCGTTGCCAGTTCCAGCTGGGTCCCAATTCGTGCCGTCTGCCAGGTAGGTGTCGCCGTTCTCAGGATTCGCTGGAGCCGCATCCTGAGGCGGGTACGTCCTCCCGTTTAGGCCGACGTTTCCGAGGAGTGAGTTCACGAGAGAGCCGAGCCGGCTCCGCGCGAACCACCCATCGGGAACGCCGAGTCCTGTTTCATCTGCCATTTTAAACCTCGTGTACCAGTCAGACCTCGCCCATCCGCGTCGGGGTCATCGGTCCATGGCCTACACGACCGGAACCACCGTACAGACGCAGTTCGGGTGCGCCGGGATCAGGCCGTGGGCCTCGCTCACCGCGTAGGGCCCGCGGGCCTCGATCCGCTCGCAGAGCTCGCACGGCCGGTGCGTCAGGATCTCGACCTCGGTGACGTCCGAACCCTCGTACCGGGAGAGCGCGCCCGTGTTGTGGGCGTGCATCGTCTCGGTCCGAGCCAGCGCTCGGGCCCGCGAGTGCTGGATGTCGCGGACCTCTGCCGTGACGCGGTCTGCGGTCTTCCGCGGGTTCCAGCCCTGCGCGAGCCCTTCCGAAAGGAGCCGGGAGAGCGACCGGTCAATGTCCTCCGTGATGTCCTGGAGGGCCTGGTAGTTCCGCGTGTAGATCTCCTCAAGCGTGTCCTGGTGGATCGGCCGCCCCATCAGCGCCTCGACGTTCTCCTCGGCGACCTCGACGTTCGCAGCGATCAGCTCGTCGGTGCCGAACTCGACGCCCTTTTCGTAGGCGGCCTCGGCGTAGATCCCCGTGTAGTGCTCACCCTGCTGGACGAGGTCCTCGCTCGTCTTCTCCAGGATACCCTCGTCGAGCCACTCGTTCAGCTGGCGGTTGAACGCCGCCTGCTTGCCGACGGCCGTCGTGAACTCGAACTCCTGGCGCGGGTCGATGTTCGGCCCCGACTCCGGTTCGTCGACGTTCCGGCGCTCCGGATCGCCGATCTCGAGGGCATCGTTCCCGCTGATCGTCGTCCGGAGAACGCCACGGAGTCGTTCGAGACGCCGGGAGAGCTCCTTCCGGTAGGCCTCCTGGAGGCTCTCCGTCTGGGCCGGAGACTCCTCTCGCCGGAGGTTGTGGCGGTGGCCTGAACAGGAGTGTGTCGAGCTCATCGTGATTAGTCCTCCGGCGCCCAGGAGTCGCCGCGCCAGTAGTCCGTGCCGTAGAGCCGGTCGGCGAAGTCGGCGCAGAACCGGCCGGGGTCGGCGATGCCACCCCGCATCTCGCTGATGCAGCTCTCGACGTCGCCGCCCATCGAGCTCCAGGCGTCGAGGGCGATGAGACGCGCCGGCGTGTCGGCATCCTTCCAAGAGTCCGGCCAGGAGAACTTGCCGTCGGCGTTGCCGCGGAACCGGGCAATCGCCCGCTTGATGTACTCGTCGAGGCTGTTCGACCGCGTCGCCTCCTCCTGGAGGTCCGCGGCCGGGTTGTCAACGGGCGTGTTCAGTTCCGTCGAGTGGATCTCGCTGGCCTTGTAGAACTCGACGCCGACGCGGCCATCCTCGACGACGACTGCGTACGTCGGACTCGAGTCCGAGGCCTCGATCTCCGCCCCCTCGTCCGGGCTCGTGAGGACCTCGACGACCACACCGACGCCCTGGGGCGTGCTGACGGTGTCGCCCAGGCTGTACCAGTTCGCGTTCCGCCGCCGGTCGTCGACGTCGTCCTCGGGCTCGGGGTCGGGAGTGAACAGGAACTCGACGTCGTGCTGCTCGTAGACGTCGAGGGCCTCCCGGTCGGAGATCCCCATCACGTTGATGACGGGGTCGTGGAGCGCGAAGTCGTTCCAGTCGTCGGGCCACACCCGGAGTTCGCCGTTCCGGATCTGCCAGACGTCGGCGCCGGCCTCGACGAGGCCGTCGAGGAACTTCTGGAAGTCCTCGAACTCGCCGGGGTCGCCGTCGGTCGCGAACGTCGACGGCGCGTACTCGGCGTTCTCGCGGTTCGCGAGCTGCTGGAACTGCTCCTGGACGCGCTCGTTCTCCTCGTCGACGTCAAGGTCGCCGGCATCCGCGGGCTCCATCCCATCGACAGCGTCTTCGGCCTCGGCGCCGCGTTGGGGCTTCCAGCCGAGGATCTTCTGCCGGAACTCCTCGACGGTCATCGCTTGCAGCGGGTTGCCGCCGGTGCCGGTGTTGACGGCGTTCGCGAGCGTCTGCGCCACGTCGGCCTGGTCCTTCTCGGACTGCTCCTCGAGCGCCGGCCACTCGACGCGGTACTCGCCCTCGGGCTCGGGGAAGACGTTCAGATTGATGAGGCGGTCGAGGGTCGGTCGGAGCTCGACGGGCGCGCAGTACTCGGCCCGGAACTCGGCCGCGCGCTCGTGCCACATCGCGCGGTCCTCCGACGTCGCGCGCTCGCCGGTCTCGTTCCCCATCAGGATGGACTGGGGGATGTCGTGGCCAGCGGAGATGTCGCGGTACTGGCCCTCGAGGTGACCGGTCGGGTCCTCGGTCGAGCTCTCGATTGTGTCGATGTCGGCCCCGGTGAAGATCTCCCGGGACATATTCTGGATGTACCGCCGGATCTGCTTGTGGAGCCCCTCGCCGTCGTCCTTGAACTCGGCCTGCTGGCCGTTGCGCTCGGGCGGCGAGATGACGAGGCCCTGGTACGCACTCCGCCAGTACCCCTCCGCCGAGGCGCCGAGGATCTTCTCGATGTCGTCGATGCGGTTCAGCGACTGCTTCAGCACCGAGTCCGACTTCAGCTCGTCGTCGAACACGTTGCCGACGACGTGGATGACGCGGGAGTGGTGGACCTGGACCGTCGGCCGGTTGTCGCCGAGGTCGACCTGGTAGCTCCGCGGCTTCCCGAAGCGCGGGTCCGTCGGGTCGTCGTCGACCCAGTCGATCTCGTCGGGGTCGACGCGGCCCTGGTCGTAGGGCGTGAGGTACCGCAACGCCTCGTCGGGCTCCATCTCCTCGAGGGACTCGGCGTCGACCTCATCCTCGAGGTCGTCCGCATCGCCCTCGGCGACGGCGTCGTCGGCGAGTCCGAGGAAGATGAGCGAGAACTCGCCGAGGCGCTCCATCCGGGAGGCGCGCTCGAAGACCTCGATCGGGTCCTCGGGAGTGAACTCGCCGGAGAGGAAGCTCTCGACGACGTCCTCGAAGTCGCTGGTCTCCTCGCCTGCGCCGGTGTCGACGATCTCGGGCTTCGCCCACGCCTTTTTGGGGAGCTTGTCGACGAGCGCCGGAGCCGTGTCCGTGCGCTCGTAGCGGGCCCGGAAGTGCTCGTACCGGGGCTCCTTTACGTAGCCGAGGGCGTCGAAGAGGTTCCGGTCGCCCCCGTAGGTCGACATCCAGAGGGACTCCCGGAGGTCGCCGATGCTCCCCAGCTCTTGGCGCTTCGTGTCCGAGACCAGGCCGGCGCCGGCGTTGAGGCGATGGACTGGCGGCGAGTCGTTCACGCGGGGTGAGAGCACCCCGCTGCTGTCGTTCTCGTCGTCGGTGTTGTCAGCACTCATAAATATCACTCGAAGGGATCGTACCAGGTCGAGTCCTCCTCCTCGGCCTCCGGCTCAGTCCGGAGTCGCCAGATCGCCATCAGCGCCGCGTCGAGGTGGTCGGGCGAGTGCCCGAGCTCCTCTTTGATCTCGTCCTTCGAGGTGGCCTCGTACACCTCGGCCCCGTTCTGGCCACGGGAGTCCAGCGTCCGGCCGGAGAACTCGACGACCCGCGAGGCAACGACGGCCTCCTCGCGGAGGTCCTGGTCGTGGATGACGCCGCCCTCCTCGAGCCACTGGCCGAAGTGGTAGAGCGCCTCGGCCCACTTGTCGTACCAGCGCGTCATCTCGACGGGCTTCGTCCCGTTCTGGAAGTCCACCACGTTCGGGACGCGGTCGGCGACGTAGTCGTGGAAGCCAGGCGCGTAGCCCTTGTCGACCGCGACCTCCGGCGCCGGCCACTCCTTCAGGCCCGGCGTCGTCGACGTCCCCGAGACGACGTCCTGCTTCTGGACCTCGTGGTTGGTGCCGCGCTCAGAGTAGTGGACGCGCAGCTCCAGGTTGTGCTCGCCGATCATCACCGTCTTGTCGCTCGACCGGGCGACGTCGATCCCGACCGACTGCGGAGTGTTCCGCACGGTCGCCGGACTCGAGCGCGCCCAGGCCGCCTTGACCGCCGACGTCTCGATCGGCCGGTGGGCGGACGCCCCCTCCGGCGGCATGATCCCGGCGCGGCGTCGGTACCAGCGCTGGGAGAGATCCTGCCGGAAGTCGGGATTGTCCTCGAGGGACGGGTCGCGCTCGAACACGAGGTCGCCGTCGGGTGAGAGCTTCGGCGCCGAGACGCGCAGCGCCGTGAGGATCCCCGGCCAGTCGGTGCCGTTGTGCTCGACCCAGTCGTCGCGCAGCTTGCTGATGCCCGCGATGCCGTCGATCTTCTCGGCGTCGATGTTGCCGAGCTCGACCTGGACGTTGTGTGCGTCGAACGTCGAGAACCGGAGGACCTCCCAGTTCGGGTGGTCGTCCATCAGCGGGTAGATCGAGTTCGTCTCGTCCTTCGGCGGGTTCGCGATGAGGATGAGGCGGTCGCGGTCGTCGGTCGCGAGCGACCGCATCGCCTCGATGACGTCCTCGTCGACGGCGGCCTTGTCAGCCTCCTCGATGATCGAGAGTGTGTAGGCGCCGTGGACGCCCTCGAGCTCGCCGGCGTCCCTCGGGCTCGAGGCCTCGAAGAAGTGCTCGGGCTCGCCGTCGATCTCGATGCGCTCCGGCCGGCTCTTGTACTCGCCGGGGAGCGGGATCCGGGCGCTCCCGTGGAGGCTCTCGACGGGCTTGCAGTACGTCCGCTTCATCTTCCGCTCGGTCCCCGACGTCGCGAACGACACGGCGGGGTACCGGCAGAACAGCCAGACGATGGTGATCGCCGCCAGGATGTAGCTCTTCCCGAGCGAGTTCGCGGAGACGACGAGCAGCTGCTTGTTGTTCGCGACGGCGCGACAGATTCGGCGCTGCGCCTCGCCGACCCGGATGTCGAGGTAGTCCTCGATGGCGTCCTCGATCCAGGTCTCGTCGCCGGCGTCCGCCCGCTGCGCGTAGTGCGCGGGGGGCTTCGGCGCGTCGACGTCGTCGGCGCCGGCGCCGGGCGCGACCTGGGCGGAGTTAGTCCTCGACTGGGTCATCGTCCTGGTCACCCCCGTGGTAGTCTTTCAGGTTCGACATGAACTGGTCCTCGAGGCTGACGTTCGCCTCGAGGCGCTCGGGTTCGCGCTCGACGTGGCCGCGGTCGCCGAGCCAGTCGTTCCAGTCGGCGACGGTCTTGACCGCCTTCCGGTACTCGTCGTCGTCCATCAGCTCCTGGACGGCGGTCTGGAAGACGGTCGACGTGATCGCGTCGACCTGGGTCTCGTCGATCTGGTCGACGATGAACTCCTGGATGCGTGCTTTGTCCTGGGAGATCTGGCTCTTCGAGACGTCGTAGCGATCGGCTAAACGGGTGGGGCTGATTGAGTCGGGGTGGCCGGCCTTCTCGATGAGCTGGTAGATCTCGGCCCGCCGCTCCGTCCAGTGGTATTCCGCCGGTGGCTTGTCGTCGGGAATCTCGACGGCGCCGTAATCTACGTCAGTCATGTTAAGTCGTGTTCAGTAGTGTAACGCTGTTACTCGGCGTTGACCGTCGCCTCGAGCTGGCGCTCAGCCTCGGCCACCCGCCGCTCGATGATCTGCCGGTAGGTCTCCTCGTCGAGCTCGAAGCCGACGCAGTCGCGCTCGTTCCGGATCGCCGCGGCCGCCGTCGACCCCGAGCCGAGGAACGGGTCCAGGACGACGTCCTCCCGGGCGGACGACTGCTCGAGCAGCGTCTCCAGGAGGCCGACCGGCTTCTCGGTCGGGTGCTCGTTGTCCTGCGAGGAGTGCTTGTGGAGGATGATGTCCGAGAGCGTCCGGTCGAGCGGCCGCGCCGTCGACGTGTCGTGGACGGCGTAGAGGATGAACTCGTGCTGGTAGCCGTACCGGACGTTCCCGCTCCCGAACGCCGTCTGGTTGTTCGGCGTCGACTTCAGCCAGACGACGCAGTTGACGACGTCGAACCCGGCCTCCTCGAGGACGTCCCGGAAGTCGTCGTACGTCTTCCAGGACGCGAAGGCGTAGAGGTGGCCGTCCTCGGCGAGCACTCGCTTCAGCTCGGGGACGACCGCGCGCCAGAGGTCGACCGCCTCCTCGTAGCCATCGTTCTCGAGGGAACCCTCGTGGTCGACGTCGGTAGCGCCGAGGGTCCCGGAGAGGTCGACGTCCACGCCGTAGGGCGGGTCGGTCAGTACCAGGTCGACGGCGTCGTCGTCGACTCGCTCCCGGATGCCCTCGACCGCGTCCTCGTAGTGGATGTCCGTCGACGGCGCGTACTCGTACGCTGGCGACGTCGAGTTGTCCACGCGGATCTCCGCGAGCAGCTCGTCGAGGTCCTCGCCGGCGGCGTCGACGAGGTCCTGGACGTCGTCCGACCGGCCCTCGTTCAGGAGGTAGTCGTACTCGAGGGCGTCCCGGGTCGAGTCGTGCTCGCCGGAGATCTTGTTGAGCTCCTGGCGCCAGAGGCGGCGCTGGGCATCGTCCTCGAAGTCGTACAGCTTGACGGGGACCTCGTCGAGGCCGACCTCCTGGGCGGCCCGCCAGCGATGCTCGCCGTCGGCGATCAGGCCCTCGGGGTCACCGTCGTAGCCGGGGAGGTCGCCCGTGTTCGCGATGATGGCGTTGCCGATCCAGCCCTTGTCCCGCAGGTTGTCGACGAGCAGCCCGAACATGTCGTCACTCTGCTCGTTGGGGTTGTCCCCATCTACGCGGAGGTCATCGGGGTGGACCGTGGTCTCTTCGACCGGCTGCGGCAGCTCGTCGAGGGTGAGTGTGTCGTCAGTCATCGTTCATCTCCCACGGCTGGCCGTCCTTCTTCCAGTGGACGTCCTCGACGGGGACGTGCTCGCCGCAGCGGGCGCAGAACGTCTTCCCGTACTGGTTCGGGTCTCGGGCCACGGACTCGGGGAGGTTGCCCGTCATCGTGGTGGACCCGCCGCACTCCTCGTGGACGTAGGTGTCGCGAACGGGCTGAACGAACTCGCCCTCGTCCGTCGTTGGGTAGTTCTCGAACTGTCCGTCGTCCCGTCGTTCGCCGTAGTCGAAGTCTTCCGGCGGTGGGTCGTCAGTCATCGTTCTCGTGGTAGTCCTTCAGGTTCGACATGAAGGCGTCCTCGAGCCCCTCGTGGTTCACGGTGAGCTCGTCGCCAGGGAAGATCCCGGCCTTCTCGCAGATCGACTCGTAGCGCCGGAGGAATCGCTCGTCGCCCGACCGCCGGTACTGCTCGACGGCGATCGCCGCGAGGAGCCGGGCGTGACTCTGCGCGCCCTCCGGGGAGTCGAGGAGCTCCTGCGCCTGGTCGACGCGCTCGATCTCCTCGTCGGTGAGGAAGTCCGAGACGAAGCTCTCGGCGTACGCCCCGTGGGTCGCCGCGTTCGTGTTCCCCTCGGGAGCACCGGCGCCCTCGCGAGCGCCACCGGAGCCCCCGGCGCCGCCGTGGTGCTTGCAGCGCCCCTCGCCAGTGTGGTCGGTCCCCCGACCAGGTGTCGACCGGCAGTACCCGACGAACACCGTCTCATCGCCGCGGCGCTCCGTCCGCTTCCCCATGCAGTCCTCGTCGGTCGGCTCCCGGGTCGGCACCTCCTCGGTGGGCTTGCCGACGAGCTCGTCTTCGGTCATGTCCATGGTGTTGATTGTCTCGTCGATATCTACAGCCCCGGCGAGAGGGCGCCAGACCGCGGCGTTCGCGGGCCGAGGTCGGTTGGTTGGTCGGGTTCGTACGGCGACTGTCCTGGGACCTCTTCGCGGCGGTGGCGGGCCTGGAGGTGGCAGCGCCGGCAGAGACCGACGAGGTTGTCGCGTTCGTCGAGGTCGCCGCTCCCGTGGTGGTGGACGTCGATCTCGCGGACCTCCTGGCGGGTTCGGCCGCAGTCCGCGCAGCGGTAGTCCTTCTTGGAGCGTGGGCCCCAGAACTCCGCCTGGTAGTCGAGTGCCATCGTTATCCGAGCCTCGCGCCGTCGGTCCTGGTCTCCTCGAGGACGTCCTCGATGAGGCAGGGGCCGCAGATGGTGATCGTGTCCTCGGGGGTGAGGTTGAACTGTTCAGCGACGCGGCCGCCGAGGTCGGTGGTCTTGAACCAGCGCTCGTGGAGCTGGCTCATCAGCGCCGGGTCCTCGTCGGGGTAGTCGGCGCCGCAGCCGTCGCAGGTGTATCCGTAGCCCATGTGTCAGTCCACTGTGTTCATCGTGTGTTCACCGTCCCCGCAGGCGTTCTTCGAGGAGGTCGGCCGTCTCGCGGGCCGTCGCGCCGGCGATGTCGGGGATGTGCTCCTCGCGGAGTGTGTTCGGGTCGTGTTCACCGGTGCCCTCCCCGGATTCGGCGCCCTCAAGGGCGTCGATGGCCCGGGAGATGGTGTCGCCGAACGACTCGTCCTCGTCGTTGACGTCGTCGAGGTCCTCGTAGACCTCCTCCGGGATGGTGACCGTCTTGCGCCCCATCAGGCGCTCGCCTCCCCCTCCTCGAGGTCGGGGACCGGGAGTTCGACGATCGGGCAGACGTCGCGGAGTTGGTCTGCCTGCGCCTGTTCGACGCGGCCCTCGGGAGTGATCACGACCGGGACGGCGCGGTCGTCGTTCTGTGCGTACTCGAGTGCCTGGGCGACGCCGCTCCGGACGGCGTCGGCATCGTTCTCGACTTCGACAGCGAGGACGACGACGTCGAGGTCGACCCAGTAGTCCGCGAACGCGCCGGTGCCATCGAGGTACTTCTCGTGCTCGACGGCGTCGGCGCCGAATCGGTCCCGGAGTCGCGGGCCGACGACGCGGTCGTGGAACTCGTCTTCGGAGATCATGATGACTCGTCGACGGCGTCCTGGACGTTCTCGGTGATGTCCTCCGCGCGACGCCGGATGTCGTCCGCGAACACCCAGAGCATCGTGACGAGGAGGCTGTACGCGAGCCATTTCGGGGTCGGACCGCCGACGACGACGGACTCGGCGACCTTCGTGTAGCCGAGGACCGGGAGCACGGGAGAGCTCGCGAGCTTCGTCGTGAGCTGCTTGGCCCGCTTCCGGGTCTCACCCTTGAGGCTGATCATGGTGGGGTCGTGTACTCGATCCCCCGTTTGTCGAGGACGTCCCGGACCTTCCGGACGCCCTTCTTCGCCGACCACGCCTTCCCGACGTAGTGGCGCCACGCCGTCAGCGGGTTCAGCGAGTTCGGCTCGTCGTGAGCGTACAGGTGGATCCGGGTGCCGTCCTCGCGCTCCTCGGTGTAGAGCGTGACGTGGAGCTGGCGACGAGCGAAGACGTCACCCGCCGCAGCGAGGAACCGGCCGAGCATGCTCCCGATCAGGCCGGCGACCGGGACGTCGACGCTCCGGAGGAACTCTCCGAGCCCACGGATGCGGCCATACCGGCGGGCCCAGGAACCGTCGGACTTCCAGCCGCTCGGCGAGCGCTTCACTGCAGCCAGCGGGTTCCGGTAGAAGCCGGCGGCCTGGAGCTCGCGCTCGAAGGCCTCCTCGCCCATCGCGACGATCCCGACGAACTCCTTCCGGGAC